ATGAGCGCCGTCATTGGCGTTATGCGTAACGGCAACCCGATGGCGCTTGATGAGCTAACCGGCGTTCGTGACACGCCAGCCATGATCGACACGATCAAGAGCCGCTACAAAGGCCATGCGATCAACATCTATCCCGACGCCAGCGGCGGATCGCGCAAGTCGATCAACGCCAGCCTGTCGGACATTGTGCTGTTGCGGAACGCCGGCTTCACGGTGCTGGCCCATGCGTCTAACCCGCCCGTCAAGGATCGCGTCTTGGCGCTTAGTCAAATGATCCACAATCAAGGCAAGCGCCGCCTTCTAGTCAATCCAGATCGCTGCCCGTCATTGACTGAGGCGCTAGAACAGCAAGCGTATGATAGGAACGGTGAGCCTGACAAGGCCAACGGGCTTGATCACTTAAATGATGCTCTAGGCTATTTCATATTCTACAAATATGGCATATCACGCGGGCCAGTTCGCTTCGCGCAGATCATGGGCGCTTGATGCCTTTGCCGCGCGGCGCACCTTGTGCTAATGTGGCGCGCGCAATGTATTACCGGGGCTTGCCTAATGGCCGTCAATAACACGCACAAACAATATGACGCTTATCGGTGGCGCTGGCGGCGTTGCCGTGACGTGATCGCAGGCCGCGATTCCGTGTTGCAGAATGGCCGCCAAGGGCAGCGGTTTCAGGGCAGTCTTTACGATCCGGTTTTCACGCAAGAGATTTATTTGCCGCGCCTTAGCGGGCAATCGGAATCCGAATATCGCACCTATGCTGAACGCGCCGCATTCTTCAACGCCAGCGGGCGCACAGTGGACGCATTGACCGGCCTCATCTTTGCCAAAAACCCGCAGATGGAATTGCCGCCCGCAATTGATCGCTTTACCAATGACATCACGCTGTCGGGTGACAACTTGCGCGAGTTTAGCGAACAGGTGGTCGAAGAACAGACCGCTGTGGGCCGTGTTGGCATCATGGTGGATTATCCCGCTGATGTGCCAACGAACCTTTCCGTTGCCGCCGCAGAGGCGCTAAACATCCGCCCATTCATGCGGCTTTATAAAGCCGAAACAATCCTGAATTGGCGCACGGCAAATGTCGGCGGCATCAAAATCTTGACGATGGTTGTGCTGCAAGAAACGCATGACGTGCCAGAGGACGATTTCACCACGCAAGAGGTGACGCGCTATCGCGTTCTTGACCTGACAGAGCAAGGTTATCGCGTTCGCCTGATGACCCAGCAGGGCGAGACGGTTTCCGAAACCTATCCGCTTATGCGTGGCCAGCCGATGCGGCGGATTCCATTCATTGTGCTGGGCGCGAATAGCTCTAGCACGGACGTGCAAAAGCCGCCGCTGCTTGACCTGATCGACGCCAACATCGCGCACTATCGCAACTCGGCGGATTATGAACACGGCTTGCACTTCACCGGCTTGCCGACGCCTTATGTGGCCGGCGTCCAGCTTGACGAAGGCCAGACGCTAAACCTGGGCAGCAAGACCGCTTGGGTGTTTCCCGATCCGTCTGCCAAGGCATCGTTCTTGGAGTTTACCGGCCAAGGCTTGTCAACAATCCGCGAGGCAATGAAAGACAAAGAAACCCGCATGGCCAGCCTTGGCGCGCGTTTCTTGGCTGATGATAAGCGCAGCGGTGAGGCGTTCCAGACGCTTGAACTTCGCACTAGCGGCGAACGGTCAACGCTGGCCAGCATTGCCCGCGCGGCATCGGATGCGCTGTCAAAGGCGTTGAACATCATGGCGGCTTGGGTGGGCGCACCCGAAACGGCGCGTTATGATCTTAACACCGAATATGTTTCTAGCACCATGTCACCACAAATGTTGCAACAGCTTGTCATGGCCTATCAGACCGGCGCAATGCCGCTGTCCGTCCTTTTCCAGAACATGCAGAAGGGCGAGATTGTCAGCGATGCCATGACGTTTGACGCCTATCAGGCCCAGCTTGAAGATGCCGGGCCAAGCATGGCGAACGACGACGATGAAGATGACGCACCGCCGATTGAAAGCGGGACATTGGCGGCAATCAGGGCGCGGCTTGGGCTGTAATGGAACCGGAGATCATCGCAAGTTTGGTCGAGGCTGTTGCCGCGCTGAATCGGCGCGTCAATGATCTAGGCAGCTTTGAATTGATCGCAGGGCCGCAAGGCCCAGCCGGTGAGAATGGTGAGCCTGGCCCGCCGCCGACTGATGAGGCGATCCGTGATGCCGCTACGGCTTGGCTGTCGGCTAACATCACACAGCCCGCCGATGGCCAGCCGGGCGCGGAAGGGCCGCAGGGGCCGCAAGGTGACATTGGCCCACAAGGGCCGCAAGGCCGCCCGCCAACAGAACAGGAGATCGAACTTGCCGTCTCTATCTGGATGGAAGCAAACCGCGCGGGATTGCGTGGAACTGATGGTCGCCGTGGTGATGACGGCGCTGATGGCCGTGATGGTGTCGATGGTCGGCCTGGCCCTGCTGGCCCTGTTGGCGCTACTGGCAGTCAAGGAATTGGCATTGCGCTGGTGGAACAGCGTGACGAAGGATCGTTCTGGATCACGCTAGACGATGGCCGCGAGTTTGAAATTGAACTGCCCAAGGCAGCCACGCAAATCATAACGGGCGGCGGTGGCAAAGACTTGCCGGCCTATCTGTCGGCTTATAGCAGCACAACGCAAACCGAAGTGCCAAACGTGGCCGCGCCGATGCGATTCGAAAATGTCGTTGAAGGCGTTCGCATTACGATCACCGATGACGTGAAGGTGACGTTTTCACAGCCTGGGATTTACAACATCCAATTCAGCGCCCAGTTAGTCAACACGCAAAGCCAAGAGCATGACGTTAGCATTTGGCTGATGCGTAACGGCACAGCGGAGCCTAATAGCTGCACTGATATTACGGTGCCGGCAAGGCATGGCTCCGTTGACGGCGCAGCGGTTGCGGCATGGAATCTGTTTTATCGTGTCAGTGCAGGCGAATATTTCCGGCTGATGTGGTCTGCCAGTAGCGCAAACGTGACGCTTGGCGCGATACCGGCGCGAATTAATCCGGTGCGCCCTGCCACGCCATCAATCATCTTGACTGTTAATCGGGTGGCACCGTGAACGCCGCTGACCGCTTGGCTGATCTTTATACGATCCGCCAGCTAATCCTTAACCGGCTGGCGGCTGGTGAACAGGCGCGGCTTAATCGCCAGTTGCTTGAAGTGTCACGCGAGATTGAAAAGCGGATCAAGACCGGCAAGCCTCTGACTAGCTTTCAGAGCGAGCGGCTGGATCGCGCCATCGCAGACCTGCAAAAGTTGGTGAAGATCACGCAACCGAACCTAGGCGAATTGGCGGCGCTAGAGGCTGGCTTTGCCCGGCAGGCGTTTGCCACCATTTCCATTGATGCCGTTCTGCCCGGCGCATCTGTGATCGACCGGATCGCCAGCACAAGCCTGGTGCAAGGGGCGACGATGGGCCAATGGTTCCGCCGCATCCGTGACCAAATCGCCTTTGACATTGAGCGGGCCGTGAAGACCGGCGTTGCGCTGGGCGATACCAATGAACAGATTGCCCGGTCAATTGTTGGCGACGGAATGCGCGGGCCGGAAGCGTTCCCGCGTGGCCGGCGTGACGTTATGGCAGTCACCCGAACGGCGGTGCAGACGGTGGCCAATGATGCCCGGCTTGCCACGTTTGAGGCCAACACCAATTTGATCAAAGCGGTGCAGTGGATTAGCACTCTAGACAGCCGCACTAGTGACATTTGCATTGCGCGATCCGGCCTTGTTTGGACGCTGCCCGGCTATAAGCCGCAGGGCCATAACATTGAGTGGCAAGGGCCGCCGCCCGCGCATTGGGCTTGCCGATCCACCATCATCCCGATCACCAAAACATTCCGCGAACTTGGCCTAGACATTGATGAAGTGCCGGCATCCACTCGCGCCAGCATGGATGGGCAAGTGGCCGCCGATCTGACTTTCGGAGATTGGCTGAAAGGCAAGCCAGTAGAGTTTGCCGATGAGATGCTAGGCAAGGGCCGCGCCCAGCTTTGGCGTGATGGCAAGATCACGCTGCAAGACTTGCTAAACGCGCAAGGCGTTCCGCTAACGCTGCGGCAGTTGCGTGAAAAATACGGCTAATCAGCCACCTTGTTATTGACATCATACTTTGTTAAAGTATCGGCGCTTGCAGCATGGGTTGCGCCCATGTTGGAGTTAACGGCCAGTGGCCATCAGTCCAGAGGACGCCAAGAATGAGCGAAGGCAATAGCGAGATTGAAGAACTGAAAGCGGCGGTGGACGCACTGAGTGCGAAAAACCGGGAACTGCTAGGCGAATTAAAGACGGTCAAAGCGAAGGCGCGGGGCGCTGACATTGACCCGAATGAATTTGCAGCCTTGCAAAGCGCCAATGAGGAACTTTTCGCCAAGCTGACCAAAGTCGAAAAGGAAAGCGGCAGGACAATCGAAGGACTGCAAAAAACATTGCAGACCAAAGATGCCACCTTGCAAAGCTATCTGATTGATAACGGTTTGTCTGATGCCTTGCTAAAGGCCAACGTAAGGCCCGAACTGATGCCGGCAGTTAAGGCGATGCTTCGTGCAAATGCCAAACTTGCCGACGAAGGCGGGCAATACAAAGCCATTCTTGGGGATAAGCCGCTGTCCGATGCCGTTATGGAATGGGCAGCCACCGACGAGGGCAAGCATTTCGTTGCAGCGCCCGCAAATGCTGGTGGCGGTGCATCTGGGGGCAATTCGGGCGGCAACAATATCCAGCCCAAGGGAAACCTTGGCGGTGACAAAACGCAACGAGTCAACGCCATCGCTTCCCGCTTCCCCGAACTTGCCAATAATGGCTAACTAAGGATTACGTCATGTCTCTTTCGCAGATGCAGGTTTTCAACCAGTATGTGATGCCAGCGACCATCGAAACGCTGGGCCAGATGGTTGACAAATTCAACGCCGCTTCCAACGGCACCATCCGTCTGACCACTGCCGGTTTTGATGGCGATTTCTTGCAGGAATCGTTCTTCGCCGCCATCCACTCGGCCCAGCGCCGCGTTGATCGCTATGCCGCGCAGGGTGCTGCTTCGCCGACCGATCTGACCCAGCTTAAGCATGTGTCGGTGAAGGTTGCCGGTGGTTTCGGCCCGATCCGTTTCGAACCGTCGCAGTTGACTTGGCTCCAGAAGCCGACCGCCGAAGGCATCGAAGTGGCCAGCCGCAACTTTGCCGAAGCCCTGCTTCGTGACCAGCTTAACACCGCCGTCGCGGCGCTTGTGGCTGCCATTGAGAACCAAGCAACTGCCACCAATGACGTGTCGGCTGGCACCAATGCCGTTGTGACTTACAACGTCATCAACGGCGCACATGCCAAGTTTGGTGATCGTTCGATGGACATCCTGGCCAACGTCATGACCGGCTCCATGCTGCACAAGCTGGTTGACCAGAACCTGACCAACACCGCGCGCCTGTTCTATGCACAGGGCGTTCAGGTGGTGGACATTCTGGGCAAGGCCGTGATCGTGACCGATGCGCCTGCCCTGTCCGTGGCCGGTTCGCCGGGCAAGGATAAGGTGCTGGGCCTGGTGTCTGGCGCTGCGACCGTGTTCGACGGTGGTGATGTCATCAGCAACATCGACACGTCCAACGGTCAGACCCGCATCGAAACGACGATGCAGGTCGATTACAGCTTCGGCCTTGGCCTTAAGGGCTATGCTTGGGACGAAGCCAACGGCGGCAAGTCGCCGACTGATGCCGAACTGGCGACCGGCACCAACTGGGACAAGGTTGCTACCGACATCAAGAACACCGCTGGTGTTATCGCCATTGGCGATATGTCGTAAGACGTGAGGGAATGGGGCTGGCAGGGAGTGGCCAGCCCCAAACCTTTGAGGGGCGATGAATGAAGATTGCATATGAACCGCACCCGGTGAGCGCAGCCCGCAAGGCTGAATTGCGCGCCGCAGGCTTCAAGATTTTAGATGCCCGCTACAAGCCGCCCGGCGCTGTTGTGAAACAGCCGGAGCCTGTGCTAGAAGCTAAGGCAGAGCCGATTGCGCCAGCATTGGCACCAATTCTGGCAAAGCGTGGCAGGCCGCGCAAGGGAAGCTAAAGATGGCGTTTGTTGTCGAAACCGGAGCCGGCCTTGCAAACGCTAACAGCTTTGCCAGCGTGGCGGCGGCTGATGCCTATGTTGCGGATCGCGGCATTACGGGCTGGTCAACTTTGACAACAACAGCCAAGGAACAGGCGCTAATCCGCGCGACGGATTTTCTAGAAGCCACCTATCGAAGCGCATGGAAGGGATTTCGCAACACCGAAGCGCAGGCTTTGGCGTGGCCGCGTTATGACGTTTGGGTGGAGATGTTCCTTGTCGATAGCGACACGGTGCCATCTGCCGTGGTGCGCGCCACGATTGAAATGGCGCTTAAGGCCACGACGAACACCGATCTGATTCCCGACACTGGCCGCACGATCACCCGCGAAAAGGTGGACGTGATTGAGATTGAATATAGCGAGTTTGGGCCGCGCGGAACGCAATTCACAGAGATTGCGCGCATCCTGTCACCTTACACCAATTCAAGCAGTGGCGGCGCGTTTGCCTCTGTGACGGTAATCCGCACTTGACGGGCATTGCAGAACGCGCCGCGCTTTTGCTTGCCCGCGAGGGCGAGACGGTTAGCATTGCGTTTCCCGGCACACCGGCCTTCGATCCTGTGACCGGCGCAGCGCAGACGCCAACGGCTGCGACGACCGTGACCGGCAAGGGCTATCCCGGCCAATACCGCAAAAACGAACTTGACCAGACGACCGTGCAATCTGGTGACATCCGCTTGACGCTGGAAAAGATCACGCCGCGACCGGAAGTCAATTGCACCGCGACCGTTGACGGTAGAACATACCGCGTTATGGACGTGAGGCCGATCCGCAAGGCCGGCGCTGATGTCATCTATATCCTGCAACTGAGGTCAAACTGATGTCTGAGATGCTGGAAGTCGGCGGCGATATTTGGTTTCCGGTGCAGTGGGAGCGCGGCACGGTTGAGGCCATTATTGCCGAAGGCGATGAGATCACGACTGTGCTAATCCGCAAGGCTGATGGAACGCAAATCGCGCTTGATTATGCAGACGGCGAAACGGTGACGGTGCAATGAGTCAAGCCACGATCAGCGCCGCCCTGAGCGCCCGCCTTAACACGCTGGCGGGCTATCAGGTGCAATGGGAAAACTCGCCATTCACGCCGCCCTCTGGTGTCTATCTGGCAGAGTCATTCCTACCGGCTGCCACGCTGGCCGTGGGCATTTCCAACGCATCCAGCGACGAATATAGCGGCATCTATCAGGTGAGCGTGATGGCACCCAAGGGCGCGACCAAAGGGCCGCCAAGGGTGGCCGCTGATGCTGTGCTGGCGTTGTTCCCGCGCGGCCTGCAATTGACGCGATCCGGCATCACCGTGACGATCTTGCGGGCCAGCATGGGGCCGGCGCTGATGGACGGTGATCGCTACGCTGTGCCGCTGTCAATTGAATATCGGGCATTCGCATGAGCGCGGGCGGTGACTTTGCGCTTGATCTAAGCAAGTTTGCCGAAAAGGCAGGCGAAGCGGCTAATGCCGTGATTAGCAAAATCTGTCTTGATCTGACTTCCAACATTATCCTTAAGACGCCGGTTGACACAGGGCGGGCGCGGGCAAACTGGCAAACCAGCATCAATCAAGCGCCAAACAATGAGATTAGCGCCACCGATAAATCCGGCACCGCGACAATTTCAGCGGCGGCGCGTGACGTGCAGAACGCACCCGGCAACGTCTTTTATATCACGAACAACCTTCCCTACATCGCTTCGCTAGAATTTGGCCTATACCGCCCAGGGCCAAAGACAGTTGGTGGCTTTTCAAAGCAGGCTCCAAGTGGTATGGTGCGGATTAGCATTAACGAAATCAGCCGCGCGCTGCGACTGTAGGAGGTCGAATTATGTCTGACGTTGTTTCTTCTGTTGGCACTATCGTTTCGGTCGCCAACGCATCGCCGGCAACCTATAACTCTGCTGGCTTTGCCGCCCTCACTTGGGTGGCTTGCGGTGAGCTTGCCGAACTGCCGGCCTTTGGCGCGGAAGCCGCGCTTGCCACTCACACCCCGCTGGCGACCGGCATTGTTGCCAAGCGCCGTGGTTCGCTGAATTATGGTAGCGTTGCTTTGACGATGGCCGTTTCGGATGACGATGCTGGCCAGACGATCTTGCAGGACGCTGCCGAAGCGGCTGCCGGCACCGACGCACAGGTTGCCGTCAAGGTGCTGCTGGTGAACGGAGAAATCCAGTATTTCACCGCCCAAGTGATGAGCTACAAGGTCAACGTGGGCAACGCCGACGCCATCACGATGGCCGAAGTGACGCTTGAAATCGACAACAAGGTTATCAAGGTCGCTGCCCCGTAACACGGAACGCCAGCGGCTAGGGTAGCACCCGAAAAGCGGATCGCCCGCCGCCTGCCGCTGGCACTTTCGGGCTGACATGAAAGGGCAAACATGGACTTGAACACGCTTAAGGCCGTAAAGGCCGACGAAGGCGCTACGCTGCAACTGGTGCATCCGCAGACCGAAGAACCGCTTGATGGCATGACCATCACGCTCTTGGGCCAAGACAGCGCCGCTTATCGCAAAATCCAGATGGCGAAGCAGCAAATGGCCTTGAACCGTCTCGCCAAGGGCAAGCGGGCAACTGCCGATCTAGACGCCGAAAAGCTGGCGGCTGAGATGATTGACGATCTGGCGAAGCTGACCGTTTCATGGACGGGCTTCGAGTTGGATGGCAAGGCGCTTAAGTGCGAAAAGGCTAACGCGGTGACGGTTTACACCGATTGGCCGTGGATTCGTGAACAGGCGCAGGAGTTTGTGGCAAACCGCGCCAATTTCTTTCGCGGAGACGATTGAAACGCTGTCGGTTTACGTCAAGCAAATCGCTTGGCTAAACACCATCCCCGAAAAAGAAAAGCGGCCAAGGCGTGACACGGTGGGCGGCGATCTGCCGCCCATCACCGCTGGCGGCTATTTGCTAGAACTGCTTTTCGAGATTGGCCCAGCCCAGCCGCTTGCGATGAGCAGCCCGGTGGCCATTAGCGAACTTGAGATAGCCGCATGGCAGGCTAATCGCGGCATCAGCCTATCGGCATGGGAGGTTGGCACAATCCGCCGCCTATCACATGATTACGCTGCGGCGCTGTCGAAGGCCAGCCAGGCATCTTGCCCGCCGTTCTTTATGTCACCGGAACGCATGACCGCAGATCGGCGCGCCAGAATCAGCAAGGCTATGTCGTCTTGGGCTGACAAAGTGAACGATGGTAAGGGTGCTTTGCAAAAATAGCCGCGCTGTGGCATAGATAGCATGAACAGATTGGGGCTTGCTGAATGGCCGAACTTGCCAGGCTTCGCATTGCAGTAGATAGCACAAGCGCCAAGACCGCCGAACGCGATCTTGAGGGGCTTGCGTCTGCGGCTGGCAATACTGGCCGCGCTGTTGACGCGATGGTTGCCAGCCAAAAGCGCATGGCCGATGCAATGCAGACCGCCCACAAGCCGACGCTTGATGCGGTGCGCTATCTGGATTCACTTAACCGTGAGCTAGAGACGGTTGGCAAGTCATCTCTGCAAATCAAGGCGCTGGAAATTAAGCTGGCCGCTGCCGCTGCACCTACGGCGGAACTGTCGCGCGAAATCCGCAACATGGGCGCGGAACTGCTTAGGGCCGAACGCAACGCACAAACGATCACGCCGCACATTGGTGGTGTTGGCAATAGCAGCAAGCTGGCCAGCCATCACGCACAGAACCTTGCCTTTCAGTTGCAGGATGTGGGCGTGAGTTTGATCAGCGGCCAAAATCCAATGATGGTCTTTGCACAACAAGGCACACAGATTGCCGGCATCATGGGACAGGCCGGTCTTAGTGTGCGCGGATTGGCTGTAGAGATTGCCGCAATGACGGGCCGCGTTGCGGCGGCTGTTGCGATGAATCCTTATTTTCTGGCTTTTGCCGCTGCGGCTGGCACGGCGTTTGTGGCATTCAAGGACTTTCAGGCGGAAGTGGGCAAGACCGGCGAACTGGAAAAGTTCCAAGCCAGCCTTGGCTTGACCCGAAAAGAGCTAAAGGAACTGGAAAAGGAAGTTGGCCCGGCTGCCATCACGATGGGTGACGTGTTCAAGGGCTTGGGCAAGACCATTTCGGACGCCTTGAACCTTGGCCCGGCTTTTGATGCGTTCAAGGAAGGCTTCTTTGCCACTTTCCGCTTTGTGGCGGAACTGGGCAGCGATGTGGCGGCTGGCATCTATGCGGCGTTCGTCGGCACCTATCAGGGCATTATTGAGACGTATAAAATGCTGCCCGCCGCAATGGGCGATGTGTTGACCCAAGCCGTCAATGGCATGTCGAGGGGCTTGGAGACGTTCCTAAACGGCTTCATTGCGTCAACAAACACGATCCTTGGCAAGTTCCAACTGCCAAAGATTGATCTGGTCGTGGACATCCCCGAACTGCAAAACCGCTACGCTGGCGCGGCTAACGCTGCCGGCACGGCGTTCACCGGGCAGATTAAGCAGGCATTCAGCGATGCCAAGGCGGGCTTTAGCGCAGCGGGCGACACACTGAGCGCCAACATCATCGACGCCGCAAAGCAGCGTATGCAGGGCGGTGCAGATACGATCCTTGACGAACGCACTTTGAAGGCGGCAGCGGAAAAGGGCGGCAAGACGCTTGGCGAGTATATCGCTATCGAAACCGGCCAGGCTGTGACGGCGCTGGAAAAGTCATTCAAATTTGACGATAGCATCATGCAAGGCGCTGGAAAGCGGCTGCAAGAAATGGCTGAGATTGGCAGCACCGCCTTCCGTTCCAGCATGGAAAAAAACCTAAACACGTTTAGCGATGTGCTGGGCGGCATTGGTGATCTATTTGGCCAGAAGATTGGCGGCGCGGTTGACCGGCTGAGTGACTTGATCCGAAAAGAGTTTCCGGCATTTTCCGCCGATATGGGCAAGGCGTTTGAGGGCATTGGGAAAAGCATCGACGGCGTGCTGGCCGGGCTTGGCACCAGCCTTGGCCAACTTGGGGCCGGCGCGCAAATTGGTTCTGCGGTTGGTGACATTGGCACCAGCATTTTCGGCGGGAACAAAAAAGGCGCGCAGGCTGGCGGTGCGATTGGCGGCGCGATTGGATCGGCTTTTGGGCCGATAGGCACCATGATTGGTTCTGTGCTGGGCAGCACGGTTGGCGCATTGATTAAAGGCAAAAACAACTTTGCCGATGTGATGCTGTCTGCCACCGGGCCGGGCAGCGTGTTCAATCAGCGCGGCGGCGCAGAAAGTCAAAAGGCAGGCTTGGCGCTTGGAACCGAATTTAGCCAAACCCTAAACGCCATTGCAACCGTGCTTGGCGGAAAGGTGGGTGGTGGTCAAAACTTTGGCAGCATCGGCTTTTCCGGTGAAGAATTTTATTTCAACGCTATGGGCGGCGACTTCAAGGCGGCTGGCAATCAGCGTTTTGCCAGCGCAGAGGCAGCGGTTGCAGCCGCGATCAAGAATGCTGTTACGAAAGGCGCATTTGAAGGCTTGACCGAAAGCAGCAAGGCACTGGTTGAAAAGCTGGCGGGCCTGGGCGCTGATGAAATCTTGAAGGTCCTGGAACAGATCACCGCAGCACGCAATGCGCTTGCCGATGCTTACAACCGCGAGGCCGCTGCCATCGGCGCGACGATTGAAAAGTTTGCCGGCTTCACCGCCAACCTTGAAAGTTTCCGCGCATCCTTGGCCGAACAGCTTATGACCGCAGAGGAAATATATCAGGCCGCCCGCGTTCGCTTTGATGAGATTAGCGCAGCGGCGATCAAGGGCAACGAAGATGCGATTGCCCAGCTTGTTGGCGTCTCACAAAATTACCTGAACGCTGCCGCCAACTTCTTGACGCCGGAAGAATATAACCGCGAAATTGAAAACGTCATGAAGGCGGTTGACCTGGCTATCGTCCAAACAAAGACGATGGAGGAATATGCACAGAGTCAGCTTGATGCGCTGAATGCAAGCGTTGAGGGACTGATTACGCTGGATCAAAGCGTTTTGAGCGTGGCCGATGCAATCAAGAACTTGCAAGGCATTTTGACTAGCATTGCCACGCGGGCCGCTGAGTCTTACGTCAATCCGGCCTATGCCCAAGGTGATGCGTATGCCGGCACTGGTGGAACACCGCCTCCATTTGCCAATGGCGGTATGCATAGCGGCGGCTTGCGGATGGTTGGCGAAAATGGCCCAGAAATTGAGGCGACCGGTGCAAGCCGCATCTATAACGCCAATCAGACATCCGACATTCTTAGCGGCGGCCTGACAACGGCTAACCAGATTTCCGCGTTGCGCGATGAGATGCGCGCCAGCCTTTACGCCATCGCCAAGAACACCGGCAGGACGGCTAACCAGCTTGTGCGGTGGGATGGCGACGGCTTGCCAGAGGCAAGGAATTACTGATGAAAATTGTAACGCCGCAGCCCATCACATCCGCAACGCTGACCGCCTCTAATGTGGCGATCACGGAAACGCTGTGGACGGCTGGCACCTATACGCTTGGCCAAGAGCGTTATGTTGGCACCCGGCTTTATAGAGTCATCGTTGCCTCCACTACGGACAATCCCACAGTCGGCGTGACGTTGACGCCGCCAAGCTGGCAGGACATTGGCGCGATCAACCGCTTCAAAATGTTTGATGACGTAATCAGCACTCAAACAACGCGCACCGGAACGATTGTGGTCACCGTTGACCCGACTCAAATCATCAACGCTGCCGCCTTCTTTGGCCTGGCGGGCAACACGATCAACGTGACCATGAACGATCCGGTTAGCGGAGTTGTCTATAATCAGACAAAGACGTTGCAGGACAACACGCTGATTGTTGATTGGTATGCCTATTTTTTCGAACCAATCTATCCGCTTACCGATGCGGTTTTCACCGATCTGCCCACATATCTGAATGCCACCATCACGGTGACAATCAACGCTGGCGCGGCCACGGCGGCTTGCGGCGAAATGGTGATCGGGCGGCAATCACTAATCGGCGTTGCTAACTTTGGCACAAGCGTTTCGATTCAAGATTATTCGATCAAGACCACCGATGCCTTTGGCAACACGGTGGTTGAACAGCGCCGTTTTAGCAAGCGGGCCGATTACGATGTGACGGTGGAAAGCAGCCGCGTTGCCACGGTGCAAAAGCTGTTGGCCGATATTCGCACAACGCCGACCGTGTTTATCGGTGAAGATGATCGGCCCGAAACTGTGGTTTATGGGTTTTACAAGTCATTCGATATCGTGATATCAACGCCAAGCATCTCTGATTGCGCCATTGAGGTGGAAGGACTAACCTAAATGCCCGCACCGACTATCACGCCGCTGCCCCCCGCACCGTCGCGTTCAACCGATCCAGCTACTTTTGCGACGGAAGCGGATGCCTTTGTCGGTGCGCTGCCGACATTTGGCACTGAGGCAAACGCTTTAGGAATTTATATTGATGCGGCGGCGGCGCTTGGGCAAGCAGCGACTGCCAATTTCAAAGGCGCTTATGCTGCCGGCACCACATACCAGATTGGAGAGTCTGTTTTATACAATGACTTTTTCTGGATGGCGCTAACAATCAACACAGGCGTTACGCCGGTTGAAGGTGCAAACTGGCGCAATGTTTCAATTGTTGACGGAGGCACATTCTAATGCCGACCATTATCAAAGTTAAGCGCGGCACAGAAGCCAATCGCGCAGCCGTAACGCCTGCCTCTGGCGAATTTCTGTTTACCACTGACAACAAGAAAGTTTTCATTGGTGACGGCACAACGGCTGGCGGCGTTTCTGTGGGCGGCGCTGTTGCGTTTGAACAATCAATCAAGGCTGTCAATTATACGCTTGTGCTGCAAGACGCTGGAAAGCAGATTTTTCACCCTGCATCTGATGCGGCAGTCAGGACATATACAATTCCTGCCAATTCTGCTGTGCCGTTTCCTATCGGCACGGTTGTGTTATTTACAGTGGAAAATGGCGGGACGTTAGTAAACGTAGCAATAACGAGCGACACGTTGGTGTTTGGCAACGGCACAACAGGCACAATTTCTGTTCCCGTAAACAATACACTAATGTGCATTAAAGTTACCGCAACAAAATGGATGGCTAACTACCTTTACCAAACAGGCGCTCCAGTATCGCAATCTTTAGCTGTAGCCCATACGACAACACCTTTTATTACGGCTTATCCTTGGTCTACTAGCGGATTCGGAACTAAGTTTGCCAATCCAGCTACGTTGCCAAGCACTCTCGGAAGTGGAGTAGCCTTTAACTCATCTGGCAATGCTATTGCAGTAGCTGACCAAGGCTCACCTTCTATAAAGGTGTATAATTGGTCAAATAATGGTTTTGGCGCAAAGTTTGCAGACCCAGCTACATTTCCGGCTGGCAATAGCCTTGGCGCAGCATTTAGCCCCTCTAACAACGCTATTGCCGTAGCGCACGTAAGCACACCTTTTGTTTCTGTTTACCCTTGGAGTGCTATTGGCTTCGGAGCTAAATACACTGACCCCGCTACGCTGCCGACTGGTTTTGGCTCAGAAGTAACTTTTAGCCCATCCGGCAACACTCTTGCCTTAGCACACAGTGTTTCGCCATTCATCTCGGCATACCCTTGGAGTGTTAGTGGCTTCGGGACTAAATTTACCGACCCTTCTACGTTGCCGACGAATGTGGGCCAAGCAGTAGCCTTCAACCCAGCCGGTGATGCTATCGCTGTTGCACACGTTACATCGCCATTTATCTCTGTCTATCCTTGGAGTGGTTCTGGATTTGGCACTAAATTTGCTAACCCTGCCACGCTGCCAACAGGTTCGGGTAATGGTGTAGCATTCCACCCGTCTGGCACTGCCGTTGCAGTATCTCATGAAACAACGCCTTTTATCTCTGTCTATCCTTGGAGCGGTTCTGGTTTTGGGACTAAATTTGCCAACCCAGCGACATTGCCTGTGGGTAATGCCTATGGCGTTGCGTTTAATCCTTCTGGCGATGCTATTGCCGTGGCGCACCTGACCACACCTTTTGTTTCCGTCTATCCTTGGAGCGGCAGCGGTTTCGGCACTAAGTTTTCTAATCCGGCGACACTGCCTGCGGGTGCTGGTTCTGCCGTAGCGTTCACACTTAGCTCGCAATAGGAAATTTATGAAATACGAACAACTTCCAACAGACTACAAATACGACACTCTTGCGGATGCGCTATATGCTCGTGAGGTCGAATATTTTCATTATGACTTCGACGCCAAAAACTTTGAGCATTTGTTAGCCAATGCCACAGACAACGAATTTGCGGCTAACGTAGCGGAGCGCCTTGACACTACTCGCAAGCAAATGGGCAACGTCATGGCTGTTGTGGAAGCACTAAAGGCACAGATTGACGATCAAGCGGAATACGAGGCGGCGGTGGTTCGAGTCACAGCCAAGCGCAAAGCAAAGGAAGTTGAGGGATGAGCCTTTATTACGTCCAAGCCCAAGGCGACACCTTCATCCGGCACATCCATGATGTCGAGCCGACGCGCTGGGACGAAGATAACTTCTGCCGCGTGGTCAAGCTGACACCCGATCAAATCGTGCAGTTCGGGATTCATCAGTTGAAGCTGGTCACGCCGCCCTACTTCGATCCCGCCACCCAAAAGCGCGAGCATGGCCCCGCGTTGCTGATCGACGGCGTGTGGACGCAAAACTATATCGTCACCGATTTGGACGGCGGGGAAGCCGCAGCTAAGTCAGACGCTCAGTGGGCCATTGTTCGCACTGAACGCAACGCCAAGCTGGTCGCATCAGATTGGACGCAAGTCTTGGACGCGCCTGTTGATGCCGCCGCATGGGCGGAATATCGCCAGGCGTTGCGTGACATCACGGAACAGGCCGATCCGTTTGCGATCATGTGGCCGCCCATCCCAGCCTAATCCAATTGAACGCAAGCGCCGGCTGTAGTATTGTTGCGCGAACCTAGGAGCCAACGCATGTCAAGCCCGGTGCATCACGTTATGGAGGGGATGAAACCGGCTGGTGACATCCTTTCAATCGGCGTGGTGCTGGCCACCTTGGCGTCATGGCTGCCTTCGGTTGCGGCGATCTTCACGATTATCTGGACGGCGATTCGCATTTACGAAACGCAAACGGTGCAACGCCTGCTAGGCAAGACCACATAATCCGCCAATCGTCGCAGGGCGATCCTGTCGCAGCTAACAGGTGAGACGTGCCGCGCAATCAACATGAAATTGATCCGGCACAAGATGCCAAGATTTATGCGGCATATGTAGAAGCCGGCAACAGCGCGCGGGCCTTGGCGAGAACGGGCCGCTATGGCAGCAAAACCGGCATCTTGTCAGCGGTGCGGCGACACAAGCAAAGCCAGGGCGAGGCCTACGGGGCTGGCGGCATCGGGCAAGGTGCGGAACGCGACGGGCATAGCCCCTACATAATCAAAGGCGTTTCAACATACTTTGATGCAGACGGCAATCAGCGCGCTCAATGGGTGAAAACCCGGCTAGATGACGAACAGCGGCAAGAGGCGATCCGCGCGGCGGCGGAAGCCTTGGCCCAGGACATACCGCCAGCGGAACCCGTCACGCCACCGACTGCAACGCTGGCTGATCTGCTAAACTTATACGTTTTCACGGATTACCATGTCGGAATGCTGGCGTGGCACCGCGAGGGCGGCCAAGATTGGGACTTGGCCATTGCTGAAAAACTGATAACAAACGCTTATCGCCATATGATCGACAACGCGCCAGCGGCTAAGGTTGGCATTGTCTGCCAGCTTGGCGATTGGTTCCATTACGATAGCTTCAAGCCGTTGACGCCGGCAAGCGGGCATTTGCTAGACGCTGACAGCCGGTTTCCCAAGATGATTGAAGCTGGCGTTCGCATATTGCGCCGCATTGTCGGCATGGCCCTAGAACGGCATGAGCAAGTGATCGTGCTACACGCCGAAGGCAATCACGATGAGGCTAGTAGCGTTTGGCTTCGCGTCATGTTTAAGGCGTTGTTTGAGAATGAGCCTCGCGTTAGGGTAGAGGATTCGCCGCTGCCTTTTTATGCCTATCAGCATGGGGCGGTTATGCTGGCGTTCCATCATGGCCACAAGGTGAAGATGGACGGCTTGCCGGCGCTGTTCGCCAGCCAGTTCCGCGAAATGTGGGGGCAAACAACAATGGCCTATGGCCACAGCGGCCACTATCATCACGAAGTGGTGAAAGAGTTTAGCGGCATCAAATGGATGCAGCACCCAACGCTTGCAGCCCGCGATGCCTATGCGGCGCGTGGCGGTTATCATGCGGAACGGGCAGCCTATGCGATCAGCTATCACGCCAAATATGGGCAAGTTTCAACGCTAACCGTCAAGCCGGAAATGTTTGAGTGAGCGTTGCGCGTGTCCCTTGGGAGGCGCTGAAACCAGAAGCCTTTGCCGATCATGCCGACGATGTGGCGCTAATCTATTGTCACAAGTTTGCCGGTGAGGCAGCCAAAGAAGCGGCGTGGATGGCCGCCGTTATGGCCCGGCATGGAAACCCACCGGAAAAGATGATACAAGCGGTGCTTGTGAGGGCGTTGCGCCTGGCGGCTTTGGAGTTGGAAGTGGCGTCATGGTTGACCCCCTCTGGCACTGGGCCATCAATTACGGACGACTGACTGATGTGGACGTGGGATCAAAGCGCCGGAACATTGTCACGCGATGGCGTTGTTATCTCGCGCGGCTATTCCGGCAAAGGCGCGGGCAAGAATAACCCGGCAATGGAAGCTGTGCGTGGCACTGGCCCGTTGCCGCGCGGGCGCTATCGGATCGGCGCGCCTCGCACGTCTGCCCGCACTGGCCCGTTCGCAATGGACTTGTTCCCGGTGGATGCTACGCCTGGCGACACGCGCCACGATACCACCGGGCGCAGCGCCTTCCAGATTCACGGCGATAGCGTCAAAGCGCCCGGCACCGCTTCCAGCGGTTGCATCATCCTGCCGCGCGCCGTGCGGGAACGCATTTGGAACTCTGGCGATCATGTCATTGAGGTGGTGCAATGATCGAATGGCTTAAATCCCGCTTACATGAGCGCAGCACTTGGGCCGGTATTGTCGCCATTGCGCTGGCCATCTCGCTGCTTGTGATCCCGGTGATCATGCCGGCTGATGCTGCGGCACTGGCAAGCCAGAATGTTCAATGGCTGATCACGGCGTTGTTCGTCGGCGGGCTGGGCGGCGTTGTCTGGCATCGGAAAATCTAACCATGTTCGTGCCAGCTTGGGCAATCCGTCTTGCGCCATATATCGGCGGCCTGCTGCTGATCGTGGCGGCTTATGTGTGGGCCTATGGGCGTGGCGTTGATGCAGAGCGCAGCAAGTGGCAGGCGGTGCAAGCCAAAGCGGCAGAGATGCAACGGCAACGCGAGTTGGTTTTGCAGGCGCAAGTTGATGCGGCTGGCGTGGCGCTGTCAGAAGCGCAGTCGCGTATTTCTAACAACGCCGGCAAAGCGCAAACCATAACGAGGACATATTATGTTGCGAACCCTAGCAGCAATGTTGCTTGTCTTGATGATGGCCGGGTGCAGCACATCGCGCAAAGTGACGCCGCCGCCATTGGCAATCCCGCAGCCGCCAAGTGACGCTTTACAGCCATGCGCCATCCCGGCATTGCTTGGCGGATCGGCGGAAGCGGTGGAGTTGGCGTTGATCGAACGCGGTGCAGAGATTGCCCGCTGTGAGGCCAAGCGGCGGGCGCTGGTGCAAGGCTGGCCGAAGTGAGGTGATGACATGGCGAAAGACCCAAGACTAAAGGCGGTGGGCGTGGAAGGCTATAACAAGCCGAAACGCACACCGACCCATCCGACGAAAAGCCATGTCGTTGTCGCCAAGGAAGGCGACGAAATAAAGACGATCCGCTTCGGCCAGCAAGGCGTGAAGGGATCGCCACCGCGCGAAGGTGAAAGCAAAGCCGACAAAGCAAGGCGGGCTGCCTTCAAAGCCCGCCATGCTGAAAATATCGCCAAGGGCAAGATGTCCGGCGCTTATTGGTCAAACAAGGTGAAATGGTGATGCCACTCAAGATGGGATATAGCGCCAAGAGCGTGAGCGCCAACATCAAGGCGGAAATGAAAGCCGGCAAGCCGCAGAATCAGGCTGTTGCCATTGCCCTGTCGGTTGCCCGCAAGGCTAAGGCCAAAGCCAAGAAAAAGGGCTAACTGGCGTCCATTGGTGTTGGCGTCATCAGGTTAGCGTTGCCACGTTCGCGGCCATTGGCGCGGGCAGCCTCATAAATAGCGCGGCGATGCCGGCGCAGCGCATCTGTGAAGCGGTAGACGCTGCCCCAACCAAAATGAT